ACATCCACAAGAACGATGCCATGCCGAAGACGTTGCTAGTGTACGATGAGGAACTCAGCAGCGAACAGGCTTCACTTGCACAAAAATCTTTTTCTCGCAAGTACGGAGGCGAACGTCGTGGTAGCGTGGGTATTGTCTGGGGTGTTAGAGACGTCAAGCGCCTTGCCCTCGACTGGAACGAATTGGGACTAAGTGACACATTCGGTCAATACGAGACGCGCATCTGTGGTGCTTACAAGGTGCACCCGATTATTGCAGGGACGCATATGGGGCTGTCTTCAGCCACCTACAGCAATTTTGAACAGGCAAGTAAGGATTTCACGAACATGGTGCGTGTTCCCTTCTGGAACATGATCGCTGACCAGATCAACGCACAGCTTGCTATCCCTGAATATGGCGTGCAACTTGGTTTTGACCTCTCGACAGTGCAGGCACTGGCTGGTGAGGCTATGGCAACGGAAGCGGTCTCTACAGACAACGACAGCGACGTCGACGTTGACGATTCACCGGAGACACTAAGCCTCGGAGGTGGCGTGTCTTCGGGCGCTTACTTTCACAAAAACTACAGCGTTACCGTAGGCCCCGAAACAAAAGCCTGGCTGCACCATCCCGATTCGCAGGTTTACGCCAAAGCATACGACGATCTGCTGAATAAGCAATCCGAGAATATTGCCAAAGAGTGGGGGCGTGTGCTCGATGATTTGTACGACAGCATCACGGCTGACGTTAAGGCGCTTCGCATCGAGACGAAGATAGACGACCAGTTCAGCCTAGATGTCTGGGAAAAGAACTTCGTCGACGGAACCGAGGACAGCCGAACCGAGCTGACCGAAATCGTGCTGGCATTAGCACAGGAAGAGGTCGAGGCTGAGGGTGAGTTCACACGGGGCCGTGAGGCTGGTATAACAGAGAGCGCCAATAAGATAGCGGACTCCGTAGGAACCATCAGAACCGACATCCAGACTCTACTACGACAGAATGCCGGTGTTGGTGAGGAGGAACTGGCAAGGCTGTTAAAGGAAAAATTTTCTGACCTGAAGGTATCACGTGCCAACGCCATCGCTCGCACTACAGCCACAGCCACAACGGGCACCGTGCAGAAATCGGTTTGGGATGAATTGGGCGGTATCAGACGGTCGTGGGTGGCCTTGTCAGGTGCACGTGACGAGCACATGGCAGCACACGATCAACTCGAAGGCGAAAAGGCAGGGCCTGGGCTTTTCTTGGTAGGTGGTGAAACAACACCTTACCCAGCAGGCGATGGACTATCGGCATGGAACGCAGTAAACTGCCGATGCTTCACACGTGCACGGCAAGCCTAACTTGTGGATAATTAAACAACAGCATGAACCAAATTCGTATGGTATGGGGAACACACCATGAAAATTGAACGTAAGACTTTCGAATTTCAAGCAAAGGCAGAGGGTGACAGTGGCGTAATTGAGGCCATCGTCTCCGTGTTTAATAACGTCGACAGCTACGGCGACCGTGTTAAGTACGGTTTCTTCGATGAGTCGCTGAAGACCAAACTGCCAAAGGGCGTCTGGGCTCACGACTGGAAGACACCGGTGGCGAAGACATTAGAAGCACGTGAGCTGATGCCAGGCGACGCCATGCTACCGGATAGCTTGAAAGACCTCGGTGGCCTGTACATCAGGGGCCAATTCAACATGAATACACAGCGAGGACGTGAGACCTATTCCGACATCAAGGAAGGTATCATCGACGAGTTCTCGATTGGCTATTCAGTAGTCGAAGAAACATTTGCACAGGACGGAGCACGTGAGCTGGTAAAGGGCAAACTTTACGAGTGGTCACCAGTGCTGTTCGGTGCTAACTCACAAACGGCACTTATTAGCGCTAAGGGACTCAATGATGATCTCGAAGACGTTGGAACCGACGTCGATAGACTCATTACGAGGCTGAACGAACGCGCAGAGATTAGGCAGAAGGAAGGGCGCACGCTATCGTCGGCTAACGTGGCACGCCTGACCGAATTGATGGACACACTGACTGCAGCAGTAGGCAATATCAAAATGCTTATTGACGCGGCACAACCGGTTTCCGCAAAGGCTGCTATGGAAATGGAAGCATTGCGGGCATTAGTAAACAAGAGGAAACAATCATGAATTTGCAACAGATCAACGACGCCATCAGCGCGAAGTCTGCAGAGCTAGAAACGCTCCTTGCTAAGACAGAGCCAACGATGGACGAAGTAAAGTCTGCACAGACATTGAACGCTGAAATCGACGCGCTCAATGAGCAGGCTAACGAAGTAAAGTCGTTCGAAGCTATCAAGGCCAAGAACGCACAACGCCAGACAGAAGTGAAGACAGCAGTGAACAAGCTGCCAAAGTCAAACGACATCAAGGTCGGCGAATCATCAGCAAAGGCTAACATGCCAGATGCTGAGTACAAGGCTTACGTAACAGGCTTGTTTGTTGGTGGTCTTTCTAACGAGACAGCACGCCAGAAGTACACAGAAGTTACTGGCCTTGATTATAAGACACACACACAAGGCAACGACGCCACAGGCGGTATCTTCGTTCCTACGGAGACATCAAGCCTTATCGTTAACCTGAAGGACACATACGGATCATTCCGTCGCAACACACGTGTTGAGCCTATGGGTTCCGAATCCATCCGCATCTTCCGCACAGGCGATGACGTGACGGCTTACTGGGGATCAGAGACAGGTACGCTCTCGTCATCTGACATGTCATTCGACGCTGTAACGTTGAACGCAAAGAAGATGTATGCTCTCGCTGTTCTCTCGGAAGAACTCGTAATGAACAGCACACAGAATCTTGGCCTTCGCTTTGCTGAATCGGTAGCTCGCCAGTTCGCAAAGAAGGAAGACGAAGCTGGTTTCTTGGGTGACGGTACGTCAACATACGGCAGTGTTCTCGGTCTTGCTGGCAAGCTCCGCAAGGTTCTCGAGGATGGTGGCGGAACATGGACGAACGACACACACAAGGGCTATCTTGGTTCAGCACAGGTATGTGCTGGCAACACCTTCGCTGAAGTTACAATGGGCAACCTGATTGCTGGTATGCGTAAGGTTCCAACTTATGCCCTCACAGGTGCTAAGTGGTATTTCCACAAGGTAGCTTTCGGTGAGACAGCAGAGCGCCTCGCATACGCACAGGGCGGATCAACAGCTGCAGAACTTGCTGGCTCATTCGGCCAGCGCCTCTTCGGTTATCCTGTCGAGTTCGTCGATGTGATGCCATCAGCAGATGCTAACAGCCAGGTGTTTGCTTACTTCGGCAACCTTACACAGGCTGCAACTCTTGGAGATCGCATGGCAACATCGATCAAGCAAGACGCAAGCAAGGGCTTCGACACAGATACAATCTATGTCAAGGCTACACAGTACCTCGACATCAAGGTGCATGAGATGGGCAACTACAATGCTACAGCAGCATCACGTACAACAGGCCCTGTTGTTGGTTTCGTAACTATTAACTCATAAGGTGACAACATGAACGCACTACAAAATGTGAAGGTTGTCAACGTTACGCCACCAGCTGCAATCGTTGACAATGCATCGTTTACAACTAACACGATCGACACAGCTGGCTTTGGTAAGCTCGCAGTATATTTCAGCCTCGGCGCAACAGACATTGCGATGACGGCCCTCAAACTCCAGGAGTCAGACGACTCTGGCATGAGTGGAGCTGCTGACATCACGGGCTGTGTATACGGCGCAACGGGTGCACCTGCACTGCCAACGGCTAACGATGACAACAAGGTCTTCGGGTTCTTCGTAAACCTCGCAGGCCGTGATCGTTATATCGACGTTGTAGCAACAGCTGGCGACGGATCTGCTGGTACCTTTGGTGCTTGCACTGCTATCCTCTACAACGGCGACCCGATCAACGATGCTACCGAGCGTGGCCTCGCTGCGAACATCATCAAGGACTAATCTGTTCTGACGACTGGGCCCTCGGGCCCAGTGGTGAGCACAGCAAAGGCATACAATGATTATCCTATCGTCATCTGGCGCACGTGTTGATTTGGAGCTACGACAAGGGGCAGCCTTTGCACGTACCTTCACACATAAGACGAACGGGGTGGTTACCAACATAACAGGTTACACCTTCGCTGGCCAGATACGCACCATCGACAACGTTCTTGCTGCAACGTTTACGATAACGACAGTAAACGCTTCGCAAGGTACGTTTTCGGTAGCATTAAGTGCAGCGACTACGGCATCGCTGACGGTGGGCGAGGTGTATGTCTGGGATTTGGAACAGACGGTCTCCAGTTCAACGAACGAGCTTCTACGCGGTTACGTCACGGTATTAGGTGAGGTAACCCAGTGAGTTACACCATCAACGTGAATCAGGACACCTTGCGTGTTAACGTAGACCAAAGTAACATTACCCTGGACATCGCCAGCGGCGGGCTGGTGCCTATCTCTGATGACATCACATTGGTAGCTGGTGAGAACCTGTCAGCACTTCGTGCTGTGACGTCTAACTCATCAGGGCAGGCCGTATACGCCAGCAACGACACGTTAGCAAATGCCCAGGTTGTAGGCATCACCAACGGAGCGGTTACATCTGGAGCCAACGCAACTATCAAGATCTCGGGCATCCTGACAGATGCCAACTGGAACTGGACTAAAGGGACGGTTTACCTGGGCACCAACGGAACACTAACACAGACAGTACCAACAAACGGCGCTATAGTCGTTCACGTAGGCAAGGCTTTAACATCCACGCAACTAATCATCGACATAGACACAATCATTCAAACGGTGTAACATGGCAGAAAAGTATATCAAGAATAACAGCGGCCAGCTCGCAGAAGTCGAAGCTACCGTATCATCATCCGGCGCAACGGAAGCGGGCAAAATCATAGCTCTCGACGGATCGGGCAAGCTGGACAATTCGGTATTGCCAACGGGAATAGGCGCTACTGTTAAGGTTGCGGCGACTACCGAGAATTTATCTGCTGGTAACCTTGTGAACCTGTTTAACGATGGCGGCACAATCAAGGCACGCAAGGCAGACGCAAGCAACGGACGACGTGCTATCGGCTTTGTGATTACAAACTCCACATCGCCTAACAACGCAACCGTCTATCTTGATGGTACGATCACAGGGCTTACAGGTTTGACGCCTGGCGCTGCTTATTATTTGAGCGGAGCGACAGCGGGCGCGGCAACGGCAACGGCTCCGACAACAGCAACCTATATCTCACAAGAGATCGGCATCGCTCTGTCAGCAACCGAGATCAACTTTGAAGAACAGCAACCTATTACGCTGGCCTAATTTATGGCAGTTAAGAAACCATTAGTCCTAGCGTCTGGTCAGATTCAGGAACTGCAGAGCGGTGACGAGATCAACATCGACGCAAGCGACATTACGACCGGAACGGTAGCAACGGCACGGCTCGCTACTGGTACGGCGGACAACACGACCTTTTTACGTGGTGACCAAACGTGGGCCGTACCTTCTGGTGGTGGTAGTTCTGTAACGCCGTTGCATCCTTTTCTTTTAATGGGGGCATAATGCCAAGCGGACAAGTATACAAAGTGCTAGGCCAGTCCTGCCCAGCTAACACGAACGCAACCGACCTATACACCGTACCATCTTCAACCGAGACGGTCGTGTCGTGCATTACGATTGCTAACATTACAGCGACGGCGTACACATATCGCGTGGCTGTCAGACCTGCGGGTGCATCTATTGCAAACCAGCATTACATAGCATACGACGTAACGGTTAACGCCAACGACTCGACAACGCTTGTGCTAGGCATAACGCTTGCAGCTACTGACGTTATCACGGTGCGGTCATCCAATGCTACGTCTATTTCGTTTTCTGCTTTTGGGTGTGAGCTTGCAACGTGAGCGTAAGATCAGCACGATATAACCTGCTTTCATTGCGTAATCCCAAGGGGCTAACGGTCATACCTGAAGAGCGCGATGCTTGGGCTTTCCTAGATGCTGCTGCTATCACATCATCACGGCAGCAACGCGCTGTTATTGAGCTTGTTCGTGGGTTAAAGCACGCCCAGCTCTGGACGAAGATGAAAGCAATCTATCCATTCGTGGGTGGGACGGCGACGACGCATAAGTACAACCTCAAAGACCCGCGCGATGCGGATGCGGCGTTTCGGTTGACGTTCAACGGTGGGTGGACGCATGCGAGTACTGGCGGGCTGCCAAATGGAACGAATGCGTATGCAGACACTTTTTTTATACCAAGCTCGCAATTATCATCATCGAGTGCACATTTAACTATTTACAACCGTTCGGATACAAATAATCAAGCAACAGATTTTGGATCAATAGGTTCTGGCAGTAATAGGTTTTTAATTCATGCAAGATATGATGGGACAGCTTATGCTGACTGTTTTAATTTTAACACTAATCGTATCTCTATATTACAATCATCATCTACTGGATATTATGTTGTAACTAGAAATAGCAGTACATCACTCAAGCTATTTCGTAACAATGCACAAATTGGCAGCACAATTACCAACACATCTTCAGGATTAACTAGTGTTACTTTTAGTATGGGAATTGCTGCTTATAACTCTAGTACGGGATTCGCAGGTTTTAATGATAGAGAATGCGCTTTTGTTACACTTGGCGACGGCCTGACAGACACCGACGCAACTAATCTCTACAACATCGTCCAACGATTCCAAACTTCACTCGGAAGACAGGTATGATACTTTCACAGATCCCAGTAACGGAGCTTGTCAACTACTGCGCCAAGCTAACACCAGAGCAAGCGGACTCGCTTCGTGGTCAGGTGTTCTTGCAGGATAGTTACTTCAATCCTATCCAAGACATCGAAGACAACTGGATCATCTCAGCGCAGGAAGTGGCGTATTGTGCTAATCCTGAATTCCTATGGATTAAGGATTTGCCAATGATACCATTCGTACCAAAGCCAGCGCCGCCGTTGTTCGGAGATCAGGCATGACCGTCGAGACTATGTTTGGTATCATCATGAGCACAATGCTTGCCATTATCGGTTTTTGGGTTAAAACGCTCGTGAACGATTTCCGCGAGACACGCGACAACGTGATCGCCATGCACGAGGTGATGAGCAATACAACCAACGAGATCATTGCTCTTAAAAAATCAGATGAGCTAATCACACAACGTATTGTAGAGATTATCGAGCGTTTGGTACGATTAGAAGAACGAACAGGCAACATAGACCCGAAACCACGTAAGGCGTACAAGCGTGTCACTAAGTGAAGACCCGATAATTACGAAGGTACTTCCGAGGCGCATAGAACGGCCGAACGTATTCCAGAAAATACGACCTGTTCAGCCGTTGCCTGTCGTCGATGCTGAAGAACAGCCCAGCACTAACATTGTTGATAAAATCCACAATGGGTGGATTATGTTGCGACTGATACCTCACTTATTCACTATCTCCCGAGGTCTTCTCATGAAGAACTGGAAAACAACCGTTGCAGGCGTCGTGTCTGCTATTGCCCTTGTGGTGAACTCGGTTACTGGTTACACTATCCCACAGGAAGCGATCACTGCTGTCGCTATCTTCATTATCGGTTTTTTCGCTGAAGATTCCAAGTAAATAGACAGGGCCAGACATGCCGCGTTTACGCCTGTCAGATGTAGAGTACGATGCCGTGCGGGAAATCATAGAAGATTACCGTGCGGCTCGTATGAAAAAATCCCAAATAAAGGGTGGCATAATACGCGGCGCTGAAGTTAAGAACGCCCACGCCTTTGCTGCTGAGAACCCCGAGGTAATAAAAACGAAAATTCAAAAGGCAAAGGCAGCTCTGAACAGCGTTCACGAACGCGAGGCAGAAGCACTCAAGAAACTGCGAACAGCCGAAGCACCAGCTACCGAATATGGGGCGGTTCCATTCGACGATGCCATAGCAGGCGAATTACGTGATGACGAAGTATGCGAAATACGACCTGGTAAGATAGGCATCATCTCGGATGCACACTGGCCATTTCATGATCTCCGCAAAGATTCAGCCGGTAATTTCTACGGGGCATATTGGACGGCCATAGAAACCCTACGTGATGAGGGCATCGACACGCTAGTATTGAACGGCGATATGTTGGATGTGTACAACCTGTCAGACCACGAAAAGGTTGAAGGGAAACGTTCTTGGAAGTGGGAATTGGATGTTGCTATCGCGATGCTAAAACATCTGCGGGCTTTCTTTGGCGATAAGGTGCGGATCGTGTACAGAGAAGGCAACCACGAAGAGCGTTACCAGCGCTACCTTGCACGTAAGGCGAAGGAACTAATCGGCACCGTTTACCTCGAGGAGTTTCTGAAACTACGTGAGCTCGGCATCGAGTGGATATCAAAACGTGGCAAGATGCAGGCTGGCCAGCTGTGGATAGACCACGGCCACGAATGGTTTGGCGGTGGTGGTGTAACACCAGGGCGTAACTACCGAATGAAAGCCCTCGACAATATCCTAGTGGGTCACGTGCATAGAACGTCCACGGACATGATTCGCAGGCCCTTGGACGGGTCTTTCATAGCAGGGTGGTCTGTTGGGTGCCTGTGCGACTTAAACCCGTTCTACGCGGCGCGTAACGGCTGGAATCACGGGTTCGCACTTGTCGACCTTCAGGACTCGGGACGTTTCACAGTTTATAACAAGATGATAATTGACGGAGAAGTGAGATGATCCCCACGTCGTTCAAACTCGGAGGCCACACATGGCGTGTGCGGATGTGCAAGATGCGCGGTGCCTACGGCGAATGTGACGCTGAAAAACACACCATCCGAATAGCAACCCACGTAGACGGCCGTCTGACTACCATTGAAACGCAACTCAAGACGTTCTTGCACGAATGGTACCACGCTTTCGAGGCTGCCACAGGGCAAGACCATAACGAAGAGCGGACAAGGTTGTTCGAAGAAATGGCCTGGCAATCCTACAAAACAGCGAAGGGAAACCAATTAGATGTCTAACAAGTACAGCTGGCTAAAGATTGCCGAAGGTGAAAAGGGCATCAAGGAAATCACTGGCATCTCATCACACACTCCGAGGATCCTAGAATACCACGCCTTAACCACGTTGAAAGCCAAAGCTGACGAAGTGCCTTGGTGTTCGTCGTTCGTAAACTGGGTATTCAATAAGTCAGGCTACGCCATCACACGATCCGCTGCAGCCAAGTCATGGCTGAAGTGGGGGCGAGAGGTACCGATGCAGTACGGCTGTGTTGTTGTCTTGAAACGCAAGGGCGGCCACCACGTCGGTTTCTACACAGGCGAGAAGGGTGACAGCGTGTATCTTCTCGGTGGTAACCAGTCGGATAAGGTGTGCGTAACTTTGTACAAGAAAGACCTAATTTTATCAACACGTTTTCCAAGTGATTTGAACGAAACCGACCAGGCAATTTTTGACGTTGTGGGAATTAAGTAATGGCACTCGTAACTGTCTCCGAAATCAAAACAAGCTATCTCAACATTGGGGACAGCACGCAAGACACGCGCATACTGGGCTTTATCCTGCAGGCCGGTTCAATTATCAAGGGCATCTGCAAACAACCTATCGAAACCGAGACCGTAGCGCTGGACTTCGTAGGGAACAGGATGCAGACCTATATCCTACCGTACACCGTGCCTGTTACGTTGACATCACTGCAGTACAAGGAACACGTAGACGATGCAACCTGGACAACAGCCACAGGTGCTATCGTAGTCAAGGCAGACGGTGTTTATCAGGTGTACTATGCCGAAGGACTCAACTACGTTTTGTGGCGTGCAAATGTTACGGTCGGTTATACAGACGCCAACACACCTGCTGATATTAAAAGTGTTTGCTCCGAAATGGTCGTGGAGTTATTCAAAAACACCGATTATTCAGGGCGTGAAAACAGAATCGGGCTTCAGTCGGTGGCTTCGTCAGAGGGCGGCACGACAGTAACGACAGTATATCGTGACCTTACAAACCGATTCCGTGCACGGCTGGCACCGTATATCGTCAGGGCTTGGCTGTGATTACGGTTGACCAGTACGTCCGTAATATCCTGCTGAACTTGCCAGTGCTGGCGAAGGACGCCTTCGACCCTCAGCGAATGCAGACTGCACTTGCTGTCGATATTTCGAAGAACTACGGCGAAACGAACCGAGCACCTAAATACCCTAGGCAACCCGAAGGTAAAACTTTGCAACTCGTAACAGGATCGTTGTTTAAAGCAGCGACCGTATACAGGGCGAAGGGCAACGCTACGGCATTTGAACAGCGAGGCGACACCTACGCCTTCGTATGGGGTGTGGACTTAAACGTCATACCATACGCTCGCATTCATGAATACGGTGGACAGACAGGCCGTAACTACGCCGCAACTATCCCACCACGGCCCTACATTTGGCCTGCTATGAAATCGTTTCAAGACGGAAATTTCCCGCGTATCATCGACATCATGCTACGTAAACTAGCAGAGGCTTCGTCATGAGCACAACTTCGAAATACGCTATGGCGTTGGATCTTGTCAAGGACAAACTGTCCGACGATAAGACCTTTAACGTCATCAACGTATTCACCAAAGAAACGGCCCTGTCCAACACCAAGGCGAACGTATACGTAAACGTCATCAGCGACACCCTGACACCACTGAACACAGAGTCAGGATTCAGAACCTCAATACGTCGGCTGTTGCTAGGCATCTACGCAGTCCAGAAGAACAGCCTTGACTCACAGGAACTTGGCACTGCTGCCATCATGCACGGGCAACTCAGCGAGAAGATCGACAAGGCCATGGACGCCGTGGAAGCTACTCTTCCCTATTCAGACGTCACCAGTGCAGGATATACTGTAACACTGCACAGCATCGAGACTGGCAACGTCACGGGCTACGTCGACGACAAGTCGGACAAGGTGGGCCTGTTGTACGAAGTAACTATATCTTATCTCCAGCAAGCATGACTGTATCTGAACTGATGAAGCATCTACGCCAGATCCACAGCGTCTATGGTGACATCGA